TAGTGATTGACTGTTCACTTCTTTCAACCATGAACATTCTTCTTTCAAATCAACCATTTGTTTCTGTAAATCAAATCTGGATAAATTGATTTTATTTCCTTTGTAAGCGTTCATTTTTGTTTCTAAAGCTAGATTATATATGAAACGAACTGAACCGAAATGTTTTTCCAACAATTCTTTCTGATCATTATCCGGATATAAACGATATTTGAATCCTTTTAACATTTAGAATTATCTGAAAATCAACATTTTATTTTGAATTATCAGATATTTCTATATATTAAATAATTAAGGTCATTTTTCTCATTTTCATCAAAATTCATCTACGACACTAAAGATGTCGTAGAATTCTTTTGAGATTCATTTTAAAATTCTAAATCTTTTTTCATTGATAAATTGTTCATAATTTAATAATTCTCTACCAAATCCATTCCATTTATCACAACTATTACAATGATATTCTAAATCCGGAAACGGAAAAGATGTTATCATTTTATTTAAACAAACTGGACAAAAATATTCACCACCAACTCCACTTGGTCCATTTGATCCAATTGATCCATCAGATACCATTGCCATTATTTTTCATTTGATTCTGATTTCTCAATTATATTTTTCATTTTATTGTATAATTCTTCACTTATCACTGGATCATCCCAAGGACCACTTGTTATATTGAAAATTGATTTTAATGTTTCTAATAATTCTTTATTAATTTCTTCCATTATTTCATTTTTTTCTTCAATTCATCCAATTCACCCAACCAAATATCTTCAATTTTTGTTGAATCCAAAACCTTATGTTTTTCTTTCATTCTTTCATATTCTTCTTTCAATTCAACTAGTTTTTCTTTCGTTAAACTAATAATTGACATATTCAATAAATAGGAATAGGAATCATTAACTCTCATCAATTTTAATTTATCAATGTCTATTTCGATTTGTTCTCTAGATCTCTTGTTTATTTTCAACCTATCTTCGATAACTTCTTTGATAAATATCATTTTATTTTTAATGACCTCTATCTCATATTTTATCTTTTTTAATTGAAATTGTTTTCTTTTATCATAATAATCCAAACGAACATTATAATAATTGTCTATAATTTCATATTGTGTATCATATTTAGTTATCTTTTTGTTTTCATCAAAAAGGTGCATATTACTAAATGGTATGTAACTTTCCATTTTTAAAGATTTCCAAATATTTTCTATGAATTCCTTCGGAACATTGTCTTTTATCAAATAGATTTTTATCTTGATATCTTTATCGTTGCCGTCTTTCACCCATTCACGAATATATGTTTTTCTTATTACCTTACCCTTATCATCCTTTTTATCTTCTGATAAATCATCTAAAAATTCATAATAAGAATCATTCCAAGTCCATAATGGTAATTCATTTATTTCATAAATATAATCAGTTAATCTATTCATCAATCCTCTTGAAATATATCTTTTATTTTCAATGTCCAAAGTTATAGAACCTTTGAAATCTTTATAATAAGGTTTCAATTCTATATTTTTCTTACCCTTAATTTTATTTTGTAAGTAAGTGATTATTTCAACAGGATTGTAACTAGGAATTATTGTCGAATAACCAGATCCAATACCATTAGCACCATTTACCAATACCATTGGTATAATTGGAACGTAAAATACAGGTTCAATTGGAGATCCATCATCATTCTGATAAGTTAATATATCATTATCTTCTGACCTAAAAATATATGGTGTTACATCATTTAATTTAGTGAAAATATATCGAGGACTCGCAGAATCTTTACCACCTTTTAAACGGGAACCAAATTGTCCTTTCGGTAAAATAAGATTTAGGTTATTGGAACCAACAAAATTTTGTGCCATACCCACAATAGCTCCAGAAGATGAAACATCACCATTATGATAAGCTACACTTTTAATTAAGGATCCGGATAGTGAATTTACTTTTATTTCACCCTTAATGTTTTCTTTTTGAAATACATATAAGATTTTTCTTTGAACTGGTTTAAAACCATCCATCAAGTTTGGAATCATACGGTTATTATCTGCCATACTCCATTCCATCAATTCACTATTGATAAATTTGTCGTAGGTTTGTTTTACATTAAATTTATCTATGAAATCAACAGGATTATAACTTTTCATCCATTCTTTTCTTTCATCAGCTCTTTTTTTATCAAAAACCAAGTCAATAAGATTGTTAGTATCCTTTTTGGCGTCATAATGAAACCTTATAAGATGCTTGTTTATATTTTTGAAGAATCCCTTCATTTCATCGGGTTCTATCGTTCCTAACCCCTTATAATACTTTTTATGGTATTTACTAACATCGTTTTCATTCTTGAATTTTTCCCAATCACTTAAACGATAAAAGTATTTTAAGAATTTCTTATCATCATAAAGTTTCATGATTGGTGTCATGAATTCATAAATAAAATCCAATTTAAGAAGTTCTGGCCAGAAAGTATCAATCATATTAATAAGTAAACCTTTGATATGTGCCCCGTCAACGTCCTGATCAGAAAAGAAAACAACCTTACCATATCTTAATTTAGATGTTTCGGTATATTTCTTACCAAATTCCAAACCAAGAATGTTTATAATATTTTTAGTTTCTTCGTTTTCTCTAACCTTTTGTAGATTGGTATCTCTAACATTCAATGGTTTCCCTCTTAATGGAAATATACCGAAGTAAGATGAGTCTACTTCTGATAAACCAGCTATTGCAGAAGATGATGCGGAATTATGTGATATAATCCCATTTGATAAAGAAAATGTTTCGTCTACATCAACAGATATATCAACCATATTATCATATATATTTGTAAATTCAATATTTTCGATATCAACCAATTCTAAATAATTTTTAATCATTTTTTATTATATTTAATTTTTTATATAATTCTATAATAATATTTATATTGTGGTCGTCATTATCACAGTCCCAAATAGATATTTGAACATAATTATTATCCAATGCCACTTTTTCTTTAATTTCATCTTTTTTATTTAAATCTTCTACGGTTATAGATTTATTGAATGGAAAATACCATTTGTTCAATTGTTCATTTGACATTTTTTCTTTGTTTGGATGCCATATTAACCCATTGTATTCTATAATAATATTATTATCCAAATCAACGAAATCATAATAAAATTTCCTTTTTTTATTATTTTCATCAAAATATTCTAATATTAATTCATTTTTCCCAAATAAATAATTTGTTATTTTTATTTTAGTTAATAATTTTTTAAAAAAATTAAAAGATGCCGGTGAATAATTTCCAAAATTTTTTATATTTGGACAAATAGATCTAATTCTATTTTTGTATTCTATTATCGACTTTTCATAATCGAAATTATTCTTTTTTAAGAAATAATCAAATGACATTGAATTTTTTTTATTATTAATATTTTTCCATATTAATTCACCATTATCTTTACCAAATTTGTCAATGTAATATTCAATTGTTTTTGAATTTTTTAAATTTTTTATAAAAATAAGATATTTTTCTTTAGTTAATCTATTTTCTAATGACTGATAATTTTTATAATCATCTATATTTTTATAATTTTCAGAATAAAATGGACTTTTATTTCTTTCGTGTATTAAAATAAGAGCATTGTCATTATCAATATTTCTTGTCTTACTTACAAAAACAATAGAATTTGGATTATAATTTTTTCCATCACAATTTTCATTTTGTCCTTTACAATAATAATTATTTGGATAAGTTACTTTGGTTATAATTATTTCTTTACGTTTTTTATAATTTTCAAATTTAATTTCTATATCAATTTTAGCAAATTCACCACAAAAACCACATCTATGAATATTAAATCCGAGATAATTTGCATATTCTTCTAATGTTATTTTGAATTTTTTCATCAAAGATTGTTTTAAAGAAAAAGCTATTTTATTAACATTATAATTATTTTCATCTATAAAACTTTTTGATTTTGTTTTAATTATTTTATTTTTATACTCATAACATAAATATATCATTTTATAATTTTATTTTTTATATATTAAATAAAATATATCTGTTTTTTCTTGATGGTTGTTTTTATCCGAAGGTTATATTTTTTCATATGAAACAATATAATGAATATCTTTATTTAAATTTATACATGAAATCATTTCAAATTTATAATCAATAATATTAAATATTGAAAATAAATGATTATTTGTAGATAATATTTCTTCACCATTGTTTAAAAAAATAATTTTTTCATATTTTTTATTATCATAATCAAATATGTCTTTTATTTTTAAAAAATCATTATAAAAAGTGTTTTTATTTATAATCATTCTATGTTTTTTTATATCCAAATCTTTTGTTTTTACGAAAATAAATTTATCTAATTTTTTATCATAAACATACCATTTATGATTTTCAGAACACAATAATATTAGATTGTTTTTTAATTTTATTTTTACAATTTTTTCAATTTTTTTGGATATATTATTAATTAAACCAATATTATTATTATGTGTTATAACAGCATCATTTAATTTTAAATCTTTCATTTTCACTTTAATATTATTACCATCTCTGATAATATTTATTTCAGTATCCTCTTGTAAACAATCACCTTCACATAACATTAGGCAGCATTTATCACTTTCATATGTTCCAGCTTTTTTGGCATCATCTAATTTAGAAATTTTAATTTTATGTTTCCCAATTTCTTTTTTAGTATCAACTTGTTCTTTGATATTAAGGAATCTGATAACATCTTCAATGATTTGTGAATTGGAAAACTGTTTTATAAGTTTTTCTGATAATTCAGGACTACCACCATTTATTTTACTAGCTAGTGTTTCTTTAGCTTGTTCATCAAATTTAGGATTGATGATTTTAGTATTTACAAAAAGAAAAATATTATTTTTGATATCATTTGGTTTGATATTCAATTTTTTATATTTCTTTGCTAATATTTCTTGAGTATTTTTTGCTATTTGATTTGTAATATAATTAACGTGTGTACCACCTTTATATGTAGATATACCGTTAACCATAGATACTTGATAAAAACCGTTATCGAGTGATTTGGAAATACCTATTTCCCATTTATCGTCAAGTTTTTCTGTGAATAGTTCTGAATCATCACCGACAAACATTTTCATATAGTCTTTGAAGTTCTTAACTGGTATTTGAAAATTGTTATAATAAACTTTGATTCCTTGACAGTAAACAGCTATATCAATACATCTTCTTATGATAACAGATTTAGTTTCATCGTCAATACCTGTCATTTCAAAACGTTCAAAATCGGGATAGAATGTTATTTTAGTATAATTCTTTTTAGATGCTTTTATTTTTGGTTTTGTTTTCTTTGACATATTTTCTGAAAACTCTTGATGGAATACTTTTTTACCATCAGCGGTTTCGACTATAAATCTTTTTGAAAAAATATTAGTTGCCTTTGCTCCTACGCCATTTCTTCCACCCCATGTTCTTTCAACATTATCATTATAATTTTCCGAAGTTAATAAATTACCGAATATTAATTCTGCAACATACTTTTTTTCTTTTTTATGTATTTCAACAGGAATTCCTTGACCATCATTTTCTATTGAAATGAAATCATTTTCTACATTTACTTTGATGTATTTAACTTTTCCTGTTCTCAAGAAATGATCAGATGCATTGGTTAAAATTTCATCTACTATTTTTAAAAAACCGGGATTGAATTTTACAATTTTATTGACCATTTTTATATTTTCTAAATTGTTTATGTCATCCACTACAAAAATATTTCTATCTTCAGAAATTGTCGTACCTATATATGTATCTGGTCTTAATAAAATTTGATCCCTGTGTTCTAAATGTTGGTATCTTTCTTCTATTGTTAATTTTTTTTCTTTCATAACCGTTATATATTTAATAAAATGTTTTGTTTTTAAAAGTAGAAAAAAGTGGAAAAAAATACCCTTTTGTTTTTTAATATATACTTATAAAAATTATTATGAAAACAAAAACATTAAAAATTAATGAAAAATTACATAACGAATTGAAAAATTATTGTAACAATAAGATGTTGAAAATGAATATTTTCGTTGAAAATATTATATTTGATTATTTAAAAATGAATAATAAAAATGATAAAAAATGAATTTGTGATAATAAAACAAATAACACATAATTTCAATTATTATAAAGATTTGGGTTATAATGTTAAAAAAGGAAAGGAATTAATTATTAAAGTGAACGATTTGCCATCAACTTCACATATGGAAATTATTTGTATATGTGATATTTGTGGAAAAGAAAAAGTTATGCAATATAGAAATTACATTGATAGAATATACAATTCTGGTTTTTATGCTTGTAGTGGATGTAGATTCGAAAAAACAAAAATAACCAATAATTTAAGATATAATGTGGATAATGTTTTTCAATTAGAAAATATAAAAGAAAAAAACAAAGAAACATTATTAAAAAATTATGGTGTTGATCATCCATTGAAAAATGAAAAAATAAAAAATAAATTAAGAAAAACTTGTGTTGATAGATATGGTGTTGAAAATGTGTTTCAATTTCAAAAAAATATTGATATAATACAAAAAAAATCAAAAATAACAAGAATAAAAAATGGAAAACAAATACCAGATGATAAATTAACAGAATGGGATTTTTATAAAAAGAAAGTTACAAGTATTACTCGAAAAAATAAAAAACAACTTTTTCAAAATTGGAATGGATTTGATTATTATGATAATGAATATATCAAAGAAAATTTTAATCTTAAATGGTATAACACTAAACACCCATCAATTGATCATAAAATATCAATATACTATGGTTTTATAAATAAAATATCACCTGAAATAATAGGAAATATTGATAATTTGTGTATCACAAAAAGAGGAACGAATAGGAAAAAACATACACAAAATGAAAAAGTTTTTCTGTTATAATTTTTTTAAAAATGGAAAATTATATATATTGAAAAAAGTATTCTATTATGGAAAATTTATTTGTGGGGGATGGTGATAATAAAATCAAAATTATCGTTAACGAACAAAAGATAAAAAGAGTTGGTTACGAGGAAAATGTGGTTGAAAGAAGCAGAAAATCAGATATAGAAAGAAGAATAAGGGAAAAGATTAGAGATATTATTGATGAAAATATAGAAATTATAGAACAACAATATGATGTTGATATTAAAAATATAAATAGTTACAAACCTCTTTTAGTTAAGTTTTTCAAAAAGGGAAACAATTTTAAAGACTTATTGATTAAATTATCTGATTTAAAAAGAGATTTCGAAACACTAGATTCAAAAGAATATACTTTTGAAGAGTTTGTAGAACAAACTTTACATTCATTGGAAATGTCCAAAATAGGTGCTGAAAAAGATAGAAGAAATTTAGTGAAAGAACATGTTGAAAATTTCGGTAAATTTATCCAAAAAAAGTTAAACAAAGATTAATTATTTCAATATACAAAAAAGTTGAAAAAAATTAAAATTGTTTTTTAATGTAAAAACAATGGTATCAATGGTTTGCATTAAAAAGTGTCAAAAATAGCGTTTTTATATCAAATATATATCCGCTGACGTTTACAAAACGAAAAAAATAATAAAAATTTAACCTTTAAATTATTGATAATAAGGTAACTATGAAAACAGATGATTGGGACAATTGGAGGTGGCAACTCTCCAATTCCGTTAGAAATTTAGAAGATTTAAAAAAAGAGTTAAATCTGTTAGAAAATGAAAAAGTTGACAATATAAATAACCTCCCTTTAAGAATTACTCCGTATTATTTGGGATTGATCAAAAAGTATCCTATTTTAAGAAGGACGGTAGTTCCCACAATAAATGAATTTGAAATTTCGGATGAAGAAAATGATGATCCTTTGGAAGAAGATAAGTATAAACATGGTTGTGTTATCCACAAGTATTTAGATCGTTGTTTATTTCTAGCGACAAATTCATGTTCAACATATTGTCGTTATTGTACCAGATCTAGAGTTGTTGGTGGACATGAAAATTTTAGTAAACAAGATATTGATGATGGTATTGAATATATCAAAAATCATACAGAAATTCGTGATGTTATAGTATCCGGTGGAGATCCTTTCATAATGAGTGATAGAAATTTGGAATGGATTTTACAAAAACTCAGATCAATAAAACATATTGAAATAATTCGTATTGGAACTAAATTTCCGGTTGTACTTCCAATGAGGATAACAACAGAATTGTGTAATATGTTGAAAAAATATAGCCCTATTTATGTAAATATACATTTTACACATTTTTCTGAAATTACACAAGAATGTAAAGACGCTTGTAATAAACTGGCTGATTCCGGATTGGTTCTTGGGAGTCAAACGGTATTATTGAAAGGTATTAATGATAATGCTGAAGTTCTTCAAAAATTATTTCACGAGTTATTGAAAATTCGTGTAAAACCATATTATCTCTATCAAATGGATAAAATAAATGGTGGTTCACATTTTAGATGTGATCTAGATGTGATGATTGATATTATGAAGAAATCTATTGGATTTACAAGTGGTTTTCCAGAATGTATTATTGATACAGAGATTGGTAAAATTCCGTTAAGATTAGATTATGTTAATAGAAATGAAAACGGTAAATATATATTGACAAATTTTGAAAAAGGAAAATCAATAGAATATTAATTATTAATTAATTTTTAATCATATGTAAACATATTTCATTTAACCAACCATTTAATCTAGATGTTCTATATGCACATGTTTCAGTTTTTTTAAATTGTGATTTTGTTGTGTATTTTAAAGCTTCTTCTTTACATTTTTCCTTAGTCCAATATCCATTTGGTTTTTTCTTTTGAAACATATGAGAACATACTTCATCTAACCATTTATGATCATAACAAGGTGAATAAGCTAAACTATTTTTTTGAAATTCACTTCTACTTTTATATTTTAAAGATTCTTCACGACATTTTTCTTTTGTCCATTTTAATATATTACCACCCAAACCACCAGTTTTAAATCTATTTAGAATAATCCACTTTTCGTTTTTATATTTTTCTACATATTCACCTTCTTTAATTTTTGCTTCTTCTATATTAATATATTCGGTTAATTGTTTTTTTATTGGTTGTAAACCAGTTTTTATTATATGTACTGTTACAGCATCTTTTTTATCTTTTTTTCTTCTATTATTTCTTTTTTCTATATTATATGTTAACCCTATATAAACATGGTTATCTGGAAATTCATAGGAATATATACATCGTTTTACGATATTTCCAACTATTATCATGTGGGAACAAATTTCATTCATAAATTTTAAGTCTCTGGCTTTACCACAAGCTGATGGTGATTTTTCTTCAAATTCTTTTCTGGTTGTATATTTTAAAGCTTCTTCTTTACATCTTTGCTTAGTCCAGTATCCCTTTGGTTTCGAAAAAGAAATCATGTGACTACATATTTCATCAAGCCATTTATAATAATAAGAAGCATTATATATTGTTCGATTATTTTCTCTAAATTCTTTTTTTGTTGTGTATTTTAAAGCTTCTTCTTTACATCTTTCCTTAGTCCAGTATTCAAGTGGTTTTCTTTTCATATAATTATATATTAATATTTTTGATTCGAAAAAGATACTATATTTTTAGAAAATGATTTTTTATATATACTTTCAAGATGAAAATTGATAAAGTTAAATATTTCAAATTAAAAATTGATGATATGAAGTATCGAAGAAATGATGATGGTACTTTGTCTTTTATTGAATGGACAGGCTGGGGTTATATTCAAATTCCTTTTGGATACAAAGTTTATTTAAAAAAAGGAACAAGAAAACCAAAATTTACAATGGCTTATGGTAAAACAAGAGTTTTAGAAATTGATTTGACTAAATATCTTACAAAACATATTAGTTATCTTCAGGATAAAGAAGAAATAGAAAACACCAAAATTCCAGTTATACTAAATAAGCCAAAACAATTGAATTTATTTGAACATATCATTACGAAATTTGAAAATTTTGAAAAAGTATTATCATAGGGTTTTTAACAATTAAATTACACTTCAAATTTTTTAAATATTTCTTGAATATCAGGTAATTTTTTAAATATCATTTCCATTAATTGTTCCAGATATGGATAATCTTCTATATTTTCTAATTTAAGAAAATGAAGTAAACCATCTTGAACTGTCAAGGTGTAATTCATTTCAGGATTCAACCAGAATATCATTTCAAATATCTTATCTTCAATATTTAAGGATAGTAAAATTGCAACACCATCGTTAATTTTACCTATATAATCAATAACCGATACACTTATCATTTCGAGATCATCTTTTTTAATATATATAAAGAAAAGTCAAACCAAAGTGGATACAGATTTTAAAGATTTATACATTAGATATCCCGGTCATTCCAGATATGTACCATATAAAATGATACAGGATGATACAATTGAAGTCATTGTTCAAAAATTAGAGATGTTATTGTTTACAAGAACAGGGGAATTATTTGGTGACATTGGTTTCGGTGCAGATTTGGAATATTATCTTTGGCAAACCCAAGTTCCAGCTAATGATTTAAGAAACTTAATTTCAAAACAAATATCATATTATATTCCAGAATTAGAAACAATCGGTTATCAAATGTTTATAAATATCTATGAAGGAAAAGTTCAGGATATTTTGGTATTGGATTTTATAATCAAAGGATATAATTTAGAATTTATAATAAACTGATGATAACTAATTTTCAAATATTTGAGGGTAAGTCTGGATTGAAAAGAATATCCAAACAAGAAGCAATAGATAAAAATATGTTTGGTCCAGTTTATCACGGAACAAGACCTCATAATTGGGAAAATATTTTTACACAAGGATTTAAAATATTTTACGAAAACCCATCAAACACGTATTTATCAAATATTTATGATTCCGGATATTACCCACCTTTACATCATTTAGGATATGGTATTTATTTTACAACGGTTAGATCTATCGCAAAAAGATTCAATTTTGGAACAGAAAAGAATCTAAAAGAATTTTATCTTGATGTTTCAAACATTCATGAAATAAGATTTAGTTCTAAGAAAAATATGATGAAATGGTGGTTGGAAAATGGTTATAATGGTGAATTAGGAAAATCAGATAGAACTAAAGCAACTAAAAAGATGACAAATTTTTTAAAATCCAAATATGACGCAATTTGGTTTAAAGATAAAACGATGTATGGACCGTCTTTAGATGGTGATCAGATTGTTGTTTTTGATCCATCTAAAATATATATGGTGGATGATAGTTTATCGGGTGAAAAAGAAATAGGTTCCAAAGTTAAATCAAGTAGGGATATTATGGGGAAAACATTAGAAGTTGATTCGAATACTGGTGAATGGAAAAGAATAGATGTAATAGAAGTTCCAAAAGGAACAACTGGTAAGATTTTAAATAAAAAATCAGTTCAAGAAACAATTAAAAGGTTGAATTATAAACCGGAAGAACATTGGGCATATGGTTCAGAATATATTTATACTGTTAAATTTAATAAAGGGGGAACCCATCATAATATATTAGATAAAGATATAATTTGATAAATAATAAGTGTTTTTCACAAGAAATAAGTGTTTTTCACAAGAAATTTTATTAAACATTTTATAGTTATTTATATAAAATAGTTATGGCAAATTTTATTACAGTTGTAGATTGTATTTTCGTCAATAAAGACAAGTATTCTGAATTAACAGATGAAGATAAAATAAATTCCTTTTTCATTATAAATAGGAAATTTGGTTTGAAGTATCCAAAAATAGCTCAATTTTTAAATGATAAATCAATTGACAAAGCGTCCGCTGTTGATCAATGGTTTGTTTATTTCAAAAGTCAACAAGGTATTCCGGGTTGGTATTGGAAAACAAAGAGTAAGAAAGATACCGAAAAGGTGAAGAAAGAAAAAAGTTATGATAAAATAGCTAAACGATATGAATTGAAAGAGGAAGAAATGAATTTTTTGATAAAACATTTTAAAAAGGATCTAGATAAAGAATTGAAACAAATTGAATATTATGAAAAAGGTGATTAATTATCGTTGGTCAAATAATAAAGTTATTGATTTTGTAAATTGGTTTTTAAGATTACACAAATTACCAGAAAGATACCAATTAGAAAATATGACTATTATTGAAAGTTTTCAAAATGGTGATGATTTTAAACTTTGGCATAAATATCTTATAGAAAGAGACAATAAAATGATATTAAACGAAACAAAAACATTATTAATGTTATTACATTCTAAATTAGATAGTGTTGGTCCAGATTTTGACTGGGATGAATTTATAAATATATCATTGGAATGTCAAAGATTACAAGATGAACTAAAAATTATAGGTAATATATGAAATGTGATGATTGTGAACATATGAAATTTCATGATGGTGGAATCATTAAAAAATTGGATGATATTTCTTTTCATTATTGTGAAAAAGAACATTGGGAATTTGACGAATCTGATTTTGGTGAAATGACGGATGAAAATATAAACGAATCAATTGATATTTGGTCAGACTGTTCTGACTTTAAAGAAAAAATAAAATAAAATGGAAGATAATTATATTGCAAGAGAACTCGATACTGATGAAATCGATATTATTAAAGAATATTCAGATAACGGTAAATTACATCCAGATTGGTTTCCAATACCAACATATGATTTAGTTCAAATGGGATATCCAAGACCTAATTATGGTGGAATGGTATCAAGAAATTGGGGTGGTACTGATCATAATAATTGTTTACTTCCCGGTGATGGTATGTGGTGTAAAGTTGAAGATGTTAAAAAATATCTTGAAAGTATTAAAAAATAAAATAAATATATGGGACAGAGTATTAAGAAGAGAATTAAGAAAAGATTCAGGAAAAATCCTGAAAATAAATCTAAAATGAGAAAACTCATAGACAAAAACAATGAAGTTTTAAAATCACTTTCTGCATATAGTGTTTTTGTAAACGAAGCCAAGACATCGGTTAAAAAATAAGAACCTTATGTGTGAATAAAGATAGTAAAATTTATGTTGCTGGTCATCGTGGATTAGTTGGTTCTGAAATAGTCAAGAAACTAAAAAACGATGGTTATACAAACATAATAACAATGACTCATTCAGAGTTAGATTTAACTAGACAAAGTGATGTAGAACATTTTTTTAATTTTATAAAACCAGAATATGTTTTTGTAGCGGCTGCTAAAGTAGGTGGGATTTATGCAAATTCCACTTTTCCAGCTGAATTTGTTTATAGTAATTTAACTATTGAAACAAATATAATTCATTCATCTTATTTATCGGGTGTTAAGAAATTATTATTTTTAGGTAGTAGTTGCATTTATCCAAGGGATTGTGAACAACCAATTAAGGAAGAATATTTATTAACTTCTGAATTGGAAAAAACAAATAATGGATATGCTATTTCCAAAATAGCCGGAATTATAATGTGTCAAAAATACAATTTCCAGTATGGTACAAATTATATTTCATTAATGCCTACCAATCTTTACGGAAGTATAAATGACAATTATGATTTAAAAAATTCTCATGTTTTACCCGGAATGTTAAGAAAATTTCATGATGCACAAAATGATAAATTCTGGAATAAAATAATAGATTCAAGAGTTGAATTGTGGGGTGATGGCACACCAAAAAGAGAATTTCTACACGTTTCAGATTTGGCAGACGCAGCTTTATTTTTAATGGATAATTATGATTCCAGTGAAATAATAAATGTTGGTAGTGGTCAAGAAGTTACAATCGAAGAATTAGCGTATATCATTAAAGATGTTGTTGGTTTTTCGGGTAGGATAAATTTTAACTCACAATATCCGAATGGAACACCAAGAAAATTTTTGGATTCTACTAAATTAATGAATTTGGGTTGGAAACCTAAAATTGGATTAGAAGATGGTATTAAACAAACATATGAAGAATTATTAAAAAATCACCCTTTATTTAAACAATGAAAGATATATTATACCACAATCCAAAAATAGAAATAAGAAGATCACCCATCGCTGGCTGGGGTGTTTTTGCAAAAGAAGATATTGAACAAGATGAAATTCTTGAGGAAGCTCCTTTTTTAACTTTACCTATGGATCCATATGAATCTTCATCTCTATTTATTGATTATCGTTTTAATTTTCCAGCTAATGTGCCAAAATGGAAGGAACAAGCTATCCCATTTGGTTTTACCTGTCTTTATAATCATTCAAATACTGAAAGTAGTGCTTTTTGGTACACCGATGAAGAAAACAGATTATTCATTTTCAAAACAAAAAGATTTATAAAAAAAGATGAAGAAATTTTAGTTTATTATGGATCTGAAAGTTATTGGAAAGATGGAAGAACTCATATAAATGTTAAATGATAACAAAAGAATATTTTGAAACCATATATAGAGATAAATATAAATTCATTTATAATGGTGAACGTGCCACTTTAAAATGGCACATAATGAATATAATTAGATCTGAATTACGAAAATTTTATTTAAATAATTATCCTGATAAATGGATTGATACAGTAAAATTACCATATGATTTAAAGAAATTATTTAAATATATCATTATTACTGGTAAACATGATTTTATTCATAAATTTAAAAGTATGGGTGTTAAAAAAACTGGTTGGGATTTTACTGAATATTTTAATCTGATAGATAATATAGATATTGTTGAAAATTATAAAAAATATTATGGGAATTTAGATCCAAAAGAAAGATCATTAATTAATTTTTTGGAATCACACGAACAAGCTATTTGGCAAGTGATAGATTATTTTCAAAAAATTGGTATTGATATAAATTTTAGTTACAACACCAAAGTTCAATTTTTAGACCATATTAAAGAATTATTTAGAAAATATTCAAGTGGAATATTTGACCAAAAAGGAAATTTGTTTCCAAAAATGATAAAAGAAATAATAATAACAAAATCTTTGGGAAAAAGTTCAGTTGAAAAAGTAATCAATGATTTAAAATCAAAAGAATATGAATTTGTAACAACAGATAGTGGTGATTTATTAGATATCGAAAAAGGTATAGATTTAATATTTATAAATCCACCGGATATTACGGGGAAAACAATGCAAATAAAAACTATTAGAAATGATGGTGTGATATGGGGGATGGAAAATCACAAAATAATAGTTCATTGTTCTGTAAGGGCGATAAAATCATATTCAGATGATGTTGATTATTTTGCGTTTTCAAATAACGATAATGTTTATTATTTTTTCAATCAAGAAGTAGATAAAAAGTCTGATGGTAAAGGTTATCTTTTCAAAAAGGATTCATATACAGAAGATTTAATTCATATTAAAAAATCAATTTAACATTTTAATATATACTGAAAATCAAAGTTTATATTAATGAAAACTTTTAAACAATTTCTTATTTTAGAATCACAACAAATTGTTGATTATACCGGTTTGAATAATAAAGATTTATCCGATAAGATAAGTGATTTAACTATTCAATATGATGATCAAATTCAATTTCATTCTATGGAAGGTGTTATTAATGAAACAGTATTGGATGCAACTGGTGATGATAATGGTTTATATTTTCATTGTCCAGATAAAATATATACGGTTGATAGAAACTATGATATTGTTATAGGACCAAAAAAATTAATATGTAAAATATGAAATTATTAAGTTTTTCAAATTTTTTAAATGAAGGTAAAGAAAATAAATTCGATTCTGATTTATTCTGGTCAAATTGGAAAAAAGAACAAGGTAGTGTAACAGAATTGGCAAAAGAAAAACACGATTTGATACGTTCAATAATGGATTCAAAAGAAAATACATATTCACAAAATAGACTAGAAAAATATTCTGTTGAAGATTTGAAAGAAATAAAAAATGATATTTAAAATGGTGAAAAACTGGCAACAATTTAATGAATCTTTTAATATTCCCGGTATTAGAATAAATGAAATCACCGTAGGATTAAAACCAGCGGATAAGGGTCATAAAACCATGATTGCAACCTATTTTAATACATTTGAAAATTATATTGATGTGGAAGATGCTGTAAGACATATTTTTAAGGTAAATGACTTGACTGGTGACATCCTCAATAGTAACAGGGTACAATTTAGGGTTATAATTTTGGGCAAACAGGAGATAGAGGAAACCGTTAAAAACAACATTACAAATCTTTCTATTTCTGAATTCTATTCCAATTTACCAAACAGTTTAAATATTTATGGAATAAATGTTAAACCTGTATCTTTTATTAATAAAGATGATTTAAAATTCACATTCAATAATATATTAACTATTGAAGAAATAATAAAAATAATCACTATGATTTCTGGTTTCGAACATAAAGGTGAGAAAGAAGGATATTATATTTGGACAAAACAATTGTAAAAAAAAACGAGAACATGAAAATTAAAAAATTTAAACAGTTTATTAACGAAGATTATACTGAAGCTTCGGAAGATGCTGGATTGTATGATAAAATGTCGATTTTACTCAATAAAGCAAATATACTTTATTGTAAATTTAAAGGTGATGATCCAGATGATTGGGAGGATTATGATTCACCAGAGGAAGCAATGGAAGCATTAGATGAAATTCCAGAATCTCATGAACTTTATACAGAAGCATTAGAATTGTATAATGAAATTTATTCTTTGAATGAGAAAATTGATGAGACAGAATCAGAATCATATTTTAATAATAAAAATAAGATAGAATAATGAAAACATTTGAAAATTTTATTAATGAAATAAATATAAATATAATGGAAGAAAAAATATGTAGAAACCCACAAGAATTTAGAAATATAATGTTAGAGAAAACAAAAAATATTTCAAAAAGAAAAAGATTTTTTATATCAGATATTCATTTTCAAGATGATAGATTAAATCTTTATGGTAGAGATTTAATGTTCAATAATTCTAATGAAGTTGATAAATATATTATTAAAAATTGGAATAAAACAATAAATGAAAATGATTTGGTCATTGTAGTCGGTGATGTATCGATGACTAAAGAAGGATTAGAAAATTTAAAGAAATTAAACGGTGAAAAATGGTTGGTAAAAGGCAATTACGATATTTCTGTTGAAAATGGTGGAACGGCTAAATATGAAATATCAGATAAAATTTTATCTAAATATTTTACCAAAGTTGTAGACGAACTAGAATTAGAAATCGGAAACGAAATTGTTTATATTAATCATTTTCCGACTAATACGAAACCAAATTTCTTCAACATCACAGGACACATCCACGGTACTTGGAAAGTACAAAGAAATATGATAAATGTTGGTGTCGATGCTTGGCATTTTATGCCAGTTTCCGAAGATTTAATAAAATTTCAAATGAATGGTATTAGGATTCACTATGATCAAAATGTATTTGCTGGTGAATTAAATTCAAATATTCAACATAAAAAAGGTGAAGTGAAAGTATTAAGAGCACCAGAATATGATATTGTTGAAAATTTTGAAAATAATAAAGATATTGTCGTATTTCTCGCCGGACCTATTCAAGGTGCAACAGAATGGCAAGAAGAATTCATTGAAAAAATTCAAAAAGAATTCAAAAATTTAAAAGAAAACAAAAATATTGTTATTTGTTCACCAAGAAGATTGGAAAAAAGTAAAGATTTTGTTTATAATGAACAAGTTGATTGGGAATCGTATTATTTAGATAATGCGTCAAAGAATGGTATAATTGTTTTCTGGCTAGCTAAAGAAAAAGAAAAAATTGAAGGTAGAAGTTATGCCCAAACAACAAGATTTGAAATAGGTGAATGGTGGGCTAAAGGACAAAATATAAAAGATTTTAAAATTGTAATAGGTGCTCAAAAAGAATTTGATGGTCAAAAATATATTATAAATAAATTTTCCAGTACATATCCAAAATTCAAAATGAATACAAATATTGATGATATGATAACAGAAATAGTTGAAAAAATAAAAGATAAATTGAAAGAATAAAAATTGAAACAATTTCAAGAAACCGATAAATTATTTTATCGGTTTTTTTATGCTTGAAAATCAATATATACGAGAAAATAATCACAAGAAATATGCCAGAACAATTAAATTTATCAGAATTGGTTCAAGTTAACTTTCCTGAAAATCAATATTATAGAGAAGAGACTGCGAAAACCCAAATAGTTCTTCATCATACTGTTTCTGGACCCAATGCAAACGGTCCTATAAATTGGTGGTTACAAGGACCAGAAAGAATAGCAACCCATTTTATTATACAAGGTGATGGTAAAATTTATCAACTATATTCATCAAAATATTGGGCACATCATTTGGGTGTTAAAAGTAGTTTTCTACAACAACTTGGATTTACAGATTCCGGAACAAGAAATACAATTTTAAATAAAACGACAATTGGTATAGAAATATGTCGTTGGGGTGGTTTAATAAAAGATATGAATGGTTTTCACCCTTCTTATTGGGATGCAAACATTGGTAAAGAAGTTGGAAACCCAAAAATTGTAATACCTGAAAATAACGTTCAAATATTCGAGAAACCATTTAGAGATTATAAATATTTCGAAAAATATACACCTGAACAAATTAATTCTGTTGCAAAATTAGTTAATTACTTATGTGATAGATGGAATATTCCAAAGACATATAATAATGATATGTGGGATGTATCAAGAGATGCATTGGCGGGTAAACCGGGCATTTGGGGACATGTGTCATATAGAAACGATAAATCTGATCCGGATCCACAGCCAGAAATAATATCAGCTTTACAATCATTGGTTTAATTGTTTTTTCCAATCAAAACCACCAGCTATTTTTCTATTTCCATTTATAACGGAACCTATATGTTTTATATTTGTTTTATCAAAAGCTTCTTTTATACTATTATAAGTATTTATAATTTGATTATCTTTTATTTGTAATATAATGTAATCTTTTTTACATCTATTTATTTTATTTTGTAATTTATTTTCATCACCATCAAACAACCATATAAAATTACCAGCTGAAACTATATTATCATTTACAACATGTGATATGTAGTCTCTTTTTATTCCGGTGAAGTTTGATGCTTCGGATATAGATTCGAATTTATTTATCATTTTTCCATTTTTATCATATTGAATAATTGTTTTTTGATTTTTTCTTTTATATTTTAAAAAACTATATTTATCATAATCATCTTCATAACACCAATAATAACCAAAAACAGATTTTAATTTATTTTTACAAACTTTTGATATATTAGAGTTTTTCAAATCCACATTTAAATATTTCAAAGCATTTTTTATCGATTCAAATTTATTTAATATTTCACCATTTTTCATATCGATTTGATAAATAATCTTATTATTATTTGCCTTCTTACCTTTGTGTGATTTAGAAAGATTTTTAATATGATTTTCCGAAAATGTGATTCCAGACCTTCCAATAGATATATTTCTCTTCCATTCTTCTGATAATTTTCTACCTTTTTGAGCGTTTGTTATTTTATTTTTTGATTCTTCTGTATGTTTAAATCCAGTAACATCAAATCCACCACCATTATTACCATTTACTAAATTAAATCCCCAAGATTTTAATTGTGAAATCCAATATTTTTCCCAAAAATTCCAATTTTCAACATCTACAATATCGATAACTTCCATGACTGGTTTAATCCCTTTATTTTTCAAACTTTTAACCCAATTTCTTTTTCTATTTTTATATTTTGGTGAAGTTTTTAAATGGGATTTGTATCTTATTGACATATCTTTTGTTTTTCCACAATAACGAACTTCATTTGTTGTGGGATCTGATAATGTATAAATATATATCTTCACAATGTTAATTTATTTATGACTATATATTAAAATTTTATTCTTGTTTATTCTATATTTTTCATGTGTCCAAATACCTTAAACAAAGAATTGTTTTTCATATATAATAGATAACAAGTCTTTTTTATGCATTATAGAAAAATTTCAACAAATCCAAACTGGACAAAAGCTAAAAAAATATTTGATAAATCATTTTCAAATGATGTTATATATCAAAAAAACCCAGATGGGTTTAAACACCAATGGTATTTTATCAATAAATATGGTAAACTATATGGTATATTTAATGGTGATAAATTAATGGGTATTTGTGCTTGGGTTTATCCGGTTGATTTTGATAATTATATTTCGGTTATAGATCTTTGTGTAGAACCAAATGAAAGAAATAAAGGTTACGGTCAGAAAATATTGAGATATACATTAAGTCAGATCAAGAAATCAAAATTTAGATATATTGATATTATGATTGATACAAATTTAAAAGACTTTTTCGAAAAAAATTATTTTAAAATTCTATTTGATCATGGTGAAAAACATAACGAAAATTACAGATATTTTATGTATTATGAAAAATAGAATTTATATATAAGTTAAAATTAAATTTAGATGGATACAGCTTGTGGAATTTTCTTAATAAACAACAAAAATGAACTCTTATTGGGTCACGCTATAAATGCACCTTTTAATATGTGGTCAATACCAAAAGGACTAATAGAAAAAGGTGAAACATATATGGAAGCCGCTATCAGAGAAACTTTTGAAGAAACAAATGTGAAAATAAATTTAAATTCCAATAAAATAACACAAATATTGGAATTTGAAATGATTAAATATCAAAAGACAAAGAAACAACTTAAATCTTATGCTATTTTTACCAATGAAGATTTTTCAAAAGTTGAATTAAAATGTACATCCACATTCATTAACAGAAGAGGAGATAAAGTTCCGGAAAATGATAAAGTAATGTGGGTTCCATTATATTTTAAAGATGATCCAAAATATTCATATATACAATTACACGATACACAAGAAACTTTATTAAAACATTTAATCGAAAAATTAAGTGAATAATTTTTATTTTCAAATATTTTTCTTATATTAGTTTAAAATCAGAAATATGTCAGAAATTTCAGTAAATCTTAAATTTTACGCTGTAAGAAGTAAAGATGGTAAATGGTTAAGAGCAAAAGGATATAGTGGTTCGGGTGAATCTTGGGTTACAGATATTTTAAATGCTAAAATTTATCCTAAAATGGGTAATGCGAGACGCCAAATAACTTGGTGGTCAAATCAATATCCTGAATACGGTATTCCAGAAATGGTCGAATTTTCTATAACTACCGGAACAATCATAGACGAAAGTGATAGAGTTAAAATTTCTATGGAAAAGAAGAAAAAGAAAGAAGAGATGGCGGAAATTAATCAAAGAAAATGGAATTTAAAAAGAGCGGAAGATGAGTTAATAGAAGTATTAATATCAAAAATTCATAATGTTACAGTAACCGAAGCAAATCTACATTATATGGGAAGTATAACCATTGATGAAGATATGATGGATGATGTAAACATGATCGAAAATCAAAAAGTTCAAGTTCTTAATTTAAATAACGGTGAAAGAATAGAAACCTATATTCTCAAAGGAGAAAGAGGTTCTAACATCATCGGAATAAATGGAGCGGCAGCTAGAAAATTCTATGTCGGTGATAAAATTTTAATATTAGCATACGGAACAATGGATTTTGATACCGCAAAAGATTTCAAACCTTTAATTAAAATTTATGAATAGATATTGTATTAAATGTGGGAAAGAAATTAAATTAATTTACGAACCAGAAAAAGATTATCCACCAGAACGTTGTTTATGGGAAGGTGGTGTTGTTGAAAGAATATTCGCTGGATTCGGTAGTAAATTAGATGGAAACGAATATATAATTACAGTTTGTGATGAATGTTTAACGAGTTTTGGTGAAGTTTGTTAAGATTTGGTTTATTTGATTTTGATTTGTCATGGTGGAAATAGGGGGATATTTTATCCCCCTTTTTCTTTTATTTTAACATTATTATTGCATCAGTAAACCATCTTGGTAAATATGATGTTCTTTTTAGTATATCTGAAAAAGATGAATCTAAAATAAAAGTATGTGCCCAATCATTTTCTGATCTAACACTACGACCAGACATTTGAATAATTTGCACACAAGTAAACCAATCGTACCATCTTTTATCTGCTTTTTGTCTGGCTTTGATTTTATTACTACTTATATTTGGGTATGGCATTTTTACAATAATTTGAAACCTTGATAGGTCTCCATCTAAAGATATTCCACTTATTAGTGATGGTGAAATCATAACCGAATTTGTTTTTTCTTCATCTTCACTTTTTATCTTTTTACCTTCTTTCAAAAATTTAGTCACAATATCTTCTCTGGTTTCCGGATCATGTTTAATTAATCTATCATCATCTATTGCATTTTTTATCCAATCAGCAATTTCATAATTAGTAGTATGTATAATACCACTCTTATCTTTATACTTTTTTAAAATGTTTTTGATAATAGGAACCTGTTTTTCAAATGTTTCTCTTTTGGAATTATATGTCATTTTACCACATTTGACATAATATAAAGGTCTATTTTGTATTGGGAATGTAGATTCAAGACTATAGTAATCAGTTAGTTCTGGTTGTAAACCATTTGTAAAACAGAACATATTTTTATCTAAAATACTACCACTCATAAAAACAATATGATCATATCTTTTCCAAACATATTCATTGAGGTAATCATAACCCCAAATTGGTTCGATTATAAGTTCAACTCTTTTATCTTTTGAATATGTGATATCCAATGACCAGTTATCTGGATCTTTATCATATTTAACTAAAATATTATCAAATTTTTCGATTTGACTTGATGTATAGGAATAATATTTGAAATATAATTGTTTATTTTCATTACTTTTCAGAAGTCCTTCATATTTTTGATTTAGTACTGAAATATATGGTATGAATTTATCTTGAATAAAATCCATAAATTCCTGAACTGTTTTTATATTGTTTAAAATTTGTTCATATTTTTCAATATAGACTTGATCCATTCCATATTTTTTTAATAATTTACCACTTAATTTAGTGGATAAAAAATCACAAAAAACAGATTCAAAATCATGAGCTTCATCACAAATAAGTACACTAGCATTTCTATCTTCCAGTGTCGGTGTCGGTGCGTAAATCATAAAACTATTTATCAGATGGAAATTTGTAATTCCAATATCTGAATGAGTCCAAATAAGTTTGTCAATATCATAAGGACAATGATCACATTTTTTGAGACTCTGAATGGAATTCATTTCTTTTCCTTCCTGACAATTAAACCCTTGATGTCTTGTACAGTTATAATTGTTTTGTCCTTTCAATACTTTTATGAAATTGAAACTATTTTGGTATTGATCTTGAAGTAATTTACTGTTTGTAACAATATCAATTTTAGTATTTTCATCACCTACATAATTTTTATACCAATTTGAAAACATGATTGCAAAATATGATTTTCCACTACCCACTGGTGAATTTAAAAGTAAAAATTTTTTACCATTATTTATAGATTCTTTACATTTTTGAATAAGTTCTATTTGTTGTGGTCTTGGTTTCATTTCCATAGGAAAATAAATATCCACTTTTCCATCTATGTTTATCATTTATATTCTATAAAAAAAATTGTTATTTGTTTTTAATTTTCCAATTATTATATAGATAAATTTTTTCAATCCATTTATTTTTTAACGATTGTTTATAAACATGAGATGATTTTTTAATAAATTGTGTGGGTGTTTTATATTTTTTTGATTCATTCAAACAATTTTCATAAATTTCCCAATATTTTATTGATTTATTTGGTAATTTCCAATTCATATTAGAATAAATATCCAACAACCAATTATTTTTAATTGAATTTTTATATGCCGTAAAAGATTTTCTGAAGTTAGATTTTGTTTTTTGTTTCTTAGCTTCTTCTAAACATTTTTCATAATTCCAATAATTATTGGGCTTTCTTCCTTCTTTCATATGTGAACATAATTCATCTAACCAACCATTTTTTTTAACAGTATAATATGATGGTGAATTTTTGAAATATTCTGTTTTAGTTTGATATTTTTTTGATTCATCTAAACATTTTTCTTTTGTCCATTTTATTAATTTAGAACATCCAATTCCGCCTGTTTTAGATGAGTTTAAAACAAACCAACCATCGTATTTATATTTTTTTACATATTCACCTTCTTTAATTTTAGCGTTTTTCACATCAATATAATCAGTTAATTGTACAAGTTTTGGTTCTAAATTTGTTTCTTTAATATGTTTAAACACTGGTCCCTTTTTCATGTGTTGTAAATGTCTAATATTTAAATTATAAGTTAAACCAACATACACATAATTATCAACAAATTCATAAGAATATATACATCTATTATATAGATTTCCACATATTACAATATGATCATATGATTCTTTCATCCAATCATTATGAAGTATTTTCAAATATAAATAAAAATTATTTTTAATCAAATCTTTCAATGTTTTATATTTTTTACTTTCTTCAATACAATATTCTTTTGAATATGATTTAATTTTTAAATTTAAATGACTACATAAAATTAACCAATTATTTTGTAAACATAATTGATAAGCCCTTGGTGAATTATTATTGAATTCTGTCCTTGTTTTATATTTTAATGATTCATTTATACATTTTTCTTTTGTCCAATAATTTCTCAATTTTTTAGATATCATGTGGGAACAAAAATCATCCAACCAATTGTTTTTCTGACATTTATTATAAACACCCGGATTTTCATTAAAAAAATCAATTCTTCTATTATATTTTAATGCTTCATCTCGACATTTTTCTTTGGTCCATTTAAAATTATATGATTTTGGTCTGTTCATATGTGAACATATATCATTTAACCACCCATTTTTATAAGCACTATTATAAGATGATCCTGATTTTTTTTGATATTCAAATTTATTCTTATATTTTAATGCTTCTTCTTGACATTTTTCTTTTGTCCATTTGAAATTGTGTGGTTTCATTACAAAATAATTTCTTTTTCTAATAATCCAGATTCTTTAATGTCTTTATATATTAAGTATTCAATATATTGTGATTTATTTTCGAAATTATCTTCTAAAAAATCATAAACAATGACATCTAGTCTCAATGATATTTTTCTTTTTGTTACTGGTTTTTTCATATATGTATCTTTTTTGTAGTATATATAAATAAAATAAAGTCATATTTTTCTATTTTACAATTATTTTAAACCAATCTATAATTTTTTTATATAAATATCATGGGCAGACCAAAAATAACGAACAAAAAAAAGAGTTTATCAATATCTGTTAATATTGAGTTGGATGAAATATTGGATAAAATTTGCAAAGATAAAAATATTAACAAATCGAAGTATATTGAATATTTAATTAAAAAAGACATTGATAATGGCAAAATTAAGAAGAGTTAGTGATGGTGCTGGTGATTGTGGTTCTGATTCACAAGCAATAAAATGGAATGAAGATAGAACTTTTAAAGAAGTTGTAAGTCATAAACCGACAGTTGGTTGTTCTATGTATGTTGGTTCTGCAACAGCTAGAAGTTATCAATATCAGGATTATTGGTTAACAACGGAAGTTTTAGAGATATTGGAAGAAACCGATGATTATGTTAGATTCAGGACCAAAAATTCTGAATATGAATGGTGGACATGAAAAAACGCTGATTAACTGGTTCAGTGTTTGAAACCTTTGTACACTCCAGACCTAAGGTAAAGAGAATATTATTGTTTTCTTCTTATTCCTCTTCTGGTTGTTGGAACTTTTGGTTCATCTTCCATATGAGTATTTGTAATCCCAATTGAAGTTAAATAATCATCCATTGTTCTGAAAATTTTTCTACTTCCCGGATTCGATGATAAATTTTTCCATTCTTCAGCTCTCATAGCTGATGTCATAACAGGTTTAGGTGGAAGAACTTTTAAGTCTTTTTCATCTGGAACTTCATCTATTGGTAATTCATCAACTGGTAATGTTTCTTCTAGATTTTCTTCTTCTTGTGTTTCACCCATTTCGTGTTTTAAATCTTCTACATCCAATTCTTCATTTACCTTGAATTCATTGAATTTCTTAATATTTCTTTTCATAATTGTTTCGGTTATTTTTTCACCTTGTGGTGGATTTTCATCTTGTTGAATTTCTTCCTTTTTCTTTTCTTCTTTTTTCTTTACATCTCTACTTATTTCAAAATGATAGAAATCACCACCTTCAACAGTGCCTTTTTCCATTCTTCCATTTAAAAATTGACCTCCTTTTATGATACCATCTAAAAAATCTCCATCTAACCATCTTCCATTAAACCATACACCATTCATCCAAGTACCATATTTCCAAACACCATCTCTCCATGCACCATAAACCCATGTTCCACTAAAGAATGTACCTGAATTCATGATTAAAGTTTCCTTTAATATTTCAATTCTTACATCTTCTACTTCACAATCCAAAAACCATTGAAATCCTTTTTTAACAAGAATTTCATCAATTCTCCATTGTTCAGTAAAAGTCTTTTTATCGTACTTTAATTCTTTATATCTTTTCATTTTTGAGTTCTTTAAATCTTTTATATAACTTGATACCTTCTTCTCTAATTTCATCACTACCACCAGCCATTACATTTTCGTTACTATAATTATACCAGTGTAATCCACCACCGATACTATCAGCCAACACATATGATAAATGATTATCCATTTGTGGATATACACCATATACAGGTTTTTTTGTATCCATACTATGTTCACCCCCTCTATCGATTACATAACCCCAAATCCACTTGGAAATGTCTTTACCATCTTCCATATCCTTTTCAATTCGTTCCTTGAGTTCACGACGCGTTTTTTGGTTATCTCTAACGATTCTTCTTCTATCTTCCTTGGTTTGGTTTTCATCCCAATTATTCCATCTTATTCTATCTTGGAATTTCACTTTGTCTTGATATCCTTCAAATGTTTTTAAATATATCATATCCCTAAATATTCTTTTAAATCAAGTACTATATCTTCAATGTTACCTTCGATTCCATTATCTTCAAAATGAGTACCACTACCATGACCAGAACCCGGAACATTATAAATAAAATATACCCAATCACCAAGATCATAATCAGCATCAAAATTATATTCATTTCCATCTATTGATATTTTCCCAATGAATCCAGATAAAGGCACCTTTTGTAAATGTGTTATTTTTACATTAGGTAATTTTTCCAGTTCTAATAATTCATCTTTTGGACTATATTCATTATTTTCTATTATAAACTGTTTATATGTTTTCATCATTTGGAACCTATTTCTGATTATATATAAAAATATAAAAACAGAAAATATAAAACTTTTATTGTTCCAAGATATAAAAAGTTTAAAAATAAAAGGTTAAACATGTTAAAAGGCAAAAAATTTCAAAGTCTAAAAGACCAAAAAGTGGTATCCGTACTAGAAGAAAATGGTGTATGGGTAACACTTGATGATTCTACGAATATAAAAACAGATGTTTTCTTACAAAAATATACAGAATTTTTCGAACCGGATAATTTTTTCACTCATGATCCTGTTATGGAAAGACTAGCACAACAGTTTAATGAAAAAGTAAACATAAATACCACACCAATTGTTACCCCAAGTGGAATAGAAATGAGTGGTAATCAAGCTCCAGCTGGTATATTTATTGAAGAAACACCGGATGATATGGAAAGAAAAAAGAGGGAATTATTAAACAGTTTTCAAAATAATTACAGACCACCAGTTGTTCAAGATGCAATTGATATGAATACAATTGGAAATCCAAATTATCAACCACCACAACAATTTCAAAAAAGAGAAAGGGGAACTTATATTCCACCAGAATCTACATCAGAAGTTAAAAATTTAACTACCGGTGAAGTTATTGTTAAAGCTAATGTACAACAGGCTTCTTATTCTGAAACACCATCACAACCAGCATCACAAGACATCTATAAGACTTATGAACAAATAAACCAACAACCATCACAACCGTATCAACCACCTGTTCAACAGCCAGTTCAACCACCGTATCAACCACAAGGTCCGGTTGGAAATTCATCCAATCCGTCACCATCTGGAATGAGAACTGATTTAACACCGGAACAAGAAGCTTTTATGTTTTTCAAAAAATTCAAAAAAATTCATCCTATTGATGTTAAATTGATATTTAAAGAATTGATAGCTGATCCTACATATCTTCGTCAAACCGCAATGAACTTTGATGGTGATATTGTTAAATTCTATACTAATGAATTAATGAATAAACTTTGGGACAATCCATCATTACTTGAAAAACAAATATATGATGAGTTTAAAAAAATCATAATAGGTGAAGATGTAAATTCCGAAAAACAAGATATACCATCAGAACATAAAGAATTTTTAAAACCGGAATTAGATAAATATAATGATATTCCAATAATTATAAACACACCAGAAGAAAATGTCATTGTTCCAGAAAAAGTAATCAAAATAAATGGTGAATATGAGTAAATATAAAATAGATTTAAGATTTATAGAACAAGCTGTCAGAATAAGAAGGGATTTCTTGAGTTCACTAAAAATAGCGAACGAAAGACAAGAAGTTGTTATGGTTTATCTTGACCAATTAAACAAATTGAAAGATGATTTGGATGGTATTGAAAATAAAGAAGATCTCATATTGAAAATAGGTGAAATAGAAAAAAGTATTTTGGTTATCGAGAAAGAAATGAGTTATCACCTTCAAAAAAGAGAAATATTAGAAAACGATTCTAAAAAACTTTCTGAAATGGTTTTAGAACGTTATCCGGGTATAACAGAAGATGAAATAAAAGAACAAATATACCCTTATATAAAAGATTTGACAATATGATGGACATATCAAAAATAAATTTAAAAGATATTAAAGATGAATCGATGATACCTGTTTATTTGGTAATTAGAATTTACGATTTCAATAATTATTACATAGAAAATAATGAAATAGAATTTGATAGATTAACGGTAAACGAAAATATACTGGATATTATTGATAATGTGAATTTTGTATATTCAAAAAAATCAGAAAACGAAAACGAAATTCATAAAGTTGGATTCCTTAGAAATTTTGAAGTATATCTAGATCCAAACAAAAAAGATAATACTATTGTATTCGAAAATCAGAATAAGGATAAAGCTGTATTAGAAGTTACCCTATAATTTTTTTATTTCGATAAAAGATCCTACCTTTGTCGTAGTGAAATTATGTTCGTAGTGAAATTATGTTCTTTGACTTGATGGAGTTGAAAGGTGTCGAAACCGATGGAATACTTGAGGCGTATCACATTTGCGGTTCTTAGTAGTGAGTAGTACCATGCTAATGATTTTTATCAACAGAACTTGGTCGGGGCTTGCTCCCGTAACAAATCTAACCAATAGATGTGCTCTATGCGGACTGGAAGTCTTTGCCGTACACAATGTAGAAAATACACCACACATTAATACTGGTGCGAAACGGAATCTCCCCAGCGAGCCGGCTTGAAACAACGCGACTGGACACCCTCCATACAAGTCATTTTTTAAACAAATTGGAAATAATACAATATAAAATACAAATATATAAATTATGTGTATTTTCAGACAGGAGAAAAATCTGATAAACCAAATTGGTAGGATTTTTATCTGAAAAGTCTCAAATACACTAATATCGTTCTTTGAATATGATTGTGAAAAAAATGGATAAGTCAAAATACTCCCATTAAAGTCGGTAGTCGAAAGACACAAAGCATGGATAAGAGTTTAAAGTTTTGATAATCACAATCAACCGGGGGTGACTTGGAATAGACATGAATTCGTAATAGTGAATCTGCAAGTATCGCACTTTCTAGGAAGCGATTAATAAATTGATAGGAAAACAATAAAAGCAAATACAATTGTCGCTGAGGATATGATGAATATCCAAACAAGTGTAACTAAGGGTGTTACCCCTTTTGCACGTGTAGAAAGAGCTAGAATGGCTCTCGCAGCTTAAGAAAAAAAGTAACTCATCCGATATTAGAAAGGTTTAACGGAACAGTAAAATATTAAACCAATTGACGGTTTTTTGATTTCCTAATATATCGAAATCAAATAGTTGACAGTCCTTAAGAACTGTATAAACTTTGTAGACGATTCTTAAAATAATTTGTGCACGAGGGTTCGAATCCCTCCATCTCCACACTAAAAACCCAGTCAAATATAATTTTTTGACTGGTTTTTTTTATTTATATAATTTAAAATAATCTTTTCAATATTTTCATCATATTTTATTATCAACAAATCAATATTATTTAAAATACAATATTCGATTTTTAATTTATCATTTTTTATAATCTTTTCAAAATTTAATTTACCACCAAAATATTTTTTCGGTTGATAATGTTGTATCCCATTATATTCAATACATAAATTATAATTAGGTAAATAAAAATCGAATTTAAGTAATTTGATATTTTTACAATCATTAAATTTTTTTTCTTGTATATAATTTATTCCAAAATCATCTAATAAATAAGATATTTTAATTTCACCAGATGATTTTTTACATTTAAAACAACCATGATTATTTAAATGATTATTTGGTTTTTGAATAAAAACACCATGATGTTGACATATTATTTTTATATGTGTTTTATTATTTTTATATTCAACAAGTGAATAATCATATTTGTTTCTGTGGACTTTTTTTGCTTTTTCTATAAATTCTTCTTTTGTATCTTTATTAGTCATTCCCCACCCTTTTAAATGAGTATTTGGCCATTGTTCGAATATGATTCCATCCTTTATTATTTTTATATTTTTTTTATTACCTATATATTCTACTAATGAATAATCATATTTATCACCATGAATTTTTATAGCTTTTTCTATAAATTCTTCCGTTGTTAATTTTTTCATATGATTATTTTATTTATTTTTTCTCTATAAACATCATTCTTTATCAATTCTTGAATAATACAATATTCGACAAATTTAGATCTGTTATCAAAATTTTCATCAACCATATTCACAACATCTTGATTAATAGTCACCGAAATTTCAGATTTTGTTTTATTTTTCATAAATTCTTTTTATCTTTATATATTAAATTAAAAAAGTCATATTTATCACTTTTAAAACTTTTTAATATTTTTAATATAAAAAAGGAATGAAGAAAAAATATCCAGAAAATAAAAAGAAAAAGAAATTAACATTAACTATTAATCAAGAGTTATCAAAATTACTCGATGAATATATGTTGGAAAATGACATTTTCAATAAATCTGAATTTATCGAAAAATTGATTAAAAAACAATTAGAAAAATAATATATATTTTGTCATTAACCATTGGTTGCTTGACGTGGTGTACCACATTACCGTATTTGTGGCATAAAAAAACCAGTTGAAAGACTGGTTTTTTTATTTAAAGTAATCCCAAATTTATATTTTTTCGTAAGTCAAGTATTGATAGTTAAATTGACATTCTTCATCATATTGTATTTCACTAAAAGTAGATACTTTCCATATTTCTAAATCTATATATGGAAAGTATGTATCACCATAAAAATATTTATAAATTTTAGTGATATATAATTTATTGGCGTATTTCATAAATTCTCTATAAATACTTCCACCACCAATTATGAACACTTCATATTCATCATTAATATCATTTAAAGCTTCCGCGGTTTCCAGTGCACTTTCTATGGAATGAACAATTCTGATGTCACAATCATCCATTTTCATAGGTGGAATATTTAATTTAAAATCGTAATCATTGGATATAATGATATTTGTTCTATGTGGTAATGGTTTACCGATGGATTCATATGTTTTCTGACCCATAATAACAATATGGTTAAATGTTAAAGACTTGAATCTCTTCAAATCATCACTTAAATGCCAAAGTAATTGGTTATCCTTACCAATGACATTATTGTTTGCCACCGCACTTATAATTGATATATTCATAGGTTATTTTTCACTTAATAAGTTTTTAACTTGATTGGAAGAAACATAGTCTTTCATTTTTCCTTCTTTATCCGGAATTTTCGTTGGTTCTATCTTTTCTATTTCAGAATAAAGATTGTCAACGAATGTTTTTAAATCTTCTATTCCTTTTTTATATTCGAATGGTGGATTGTATTCATCTGGAAAACAATCTTTAAAAGTAATAACTTCTTTTAATATTACATTTTTTAATATCCAAAGTCTATTATTGTTAATAGAACTTTTAATTTTCAAGTATTCTTCAATATGATCTTTAAATCTATGTACAATATTTGGTGTTTCAACCACTTTAAGAAGACCTATAACATAAGCATCTTCTTCTTTCAATACCAATGGTTTATCTTCTTGGATAATTTTTGTTATTTCTTCTCTTTGTTTAAGTTTCCTTTTTCCTGTTATGGCGTCTGGAACAGTCAAAAAATATCTTTGATATTCTAACCATAAACAACGTTTTATTATATCACTTGGAGTAACTAAGATCTGCATTAGTGGGTTATTATTTTTTTGAATTCTATTATAGAATAAAAATGTTAAAAAGTTTTAAATAAACATTATAAGAATTGATATCAACCCAACAATTAAGGTTCCAATACCAATACCGATTGACCATTTTTGAAATTTTGATAATTTTTCTTCTTCTTGATTTTTCGTCCACCAACCCATATCATTATTCGGTTTTAAATTTGGATTCCAAGTACCATCATTCCATGTTGGAGTTGTCAAACCACTAACTATCAAAGGTTCTGATCTATTATCTTTGACATTGTAAATTTCACTACCTTTCCTATATATTGATGATCCATCTATTCTGGATTTACCAAGATATATTACATCTTTATCATTTTGTATTTCTTCTTGTGTTTTTGTAGAAACAATGGGTGGTGTTATTTTAACTTGTGAACCACCTCGTTGTGGAACCCAAATTCCATCATTACCAAAAGGAGGATTACCTGATGAACCATAAGGACCAGATGTTGAATAATTAGATGGATTTAAATTATCCATATGGTCTAAAATTTTATTCACACTATTAGCGACATATTCAGAATATTCTATACTTGAATCGATGTCTTTTGCAAAAGATTCGTAATTTTTAATCATTCTCATTATTTTTAAATGAATTTATAGTTTATATTTCCAGAAGTCACTAGAAGTTTTATTTTTCTCACACCACCAATTTAATTTTTGTTCATTTTCATTTGTTATTTGTTGAATAGATGTTTGTGAAATGAAACCCGGTTCCGGAACCAAATCAATATTTGGAATCAAATGAACAGTTCTTATAGGATTTTTTGTTTGTATTCCACCTATTTTTTCTGCAAGATATTCGACATAATTTCTACTTTCATCCATCTTTTGAGAAAGATGATCAGTATAACTTATTGATTTATCTATATTATTAGAAACAAAATCTATATATGGAACACCGGGATATCCGTTATTTCCGACATTTCCACTATTTCCGATTTGACCATTTTGACCATGATAACCTATTGGTGGTTTCGGTATTGAATATCCCATTATGAAAGTTTATCGTAATTTTTTCCATCACTTGAATAAAGAATATCATCAAATATGAAATTTATTTGTAATGTTTTTTGATTATTTTTAAAATCTGGTTCGTTAAAATCGAAATCTATTAAATTATTTATTTCTGTAACTTTAAGAGTTTTAAATTTAAAAACACCTAATATATTTTCATCTTTATCTTTCATTTTAACAAAGACATCACCAGTTGATTTGTTATTCTTTAATTTAATTAATATATCTAATGGTTGAACGATTTTTTCAACCGACATTAATTCAAATTCCATCATATTATCAGTTATCTTGTTTATATGATCCGATAATAATTTCTTTTCTATTTCTGATAAATCTTCATATTCAAATTGAACATCAAATAGATTTTTGTTGATGTTTTCCTTTGTTAAATTTTCATAAGCTTTTTTCATTTTAAATATTAATATTTTTTAGTTTACTTTTCTATATATTAAATATTAACCATAACTAACCCACGTTGGAATTCTTTCAATATAATTACCTTCTTTATCATAGAAATAGTAGTTATAACTTAAATCTTCACTATATGAACTAATATTTTCTTTTATATTTGATGTATATTGAAATTTTATATTATTAATAAGGAATTCATATGTTTTTGTTCTTTTTTGTTTTTCAAATTTTTCTTCTGCTAATTTTCTAAAATCATCTAAACAATCAGTGAACTCTTTATAAACATAATCACTTCTATAATCTAATGAATATCTTTTAATACTAGATCTAACTGATTTTTTGGTTATTGGATCTGTTGTCATCCACTTTTCTCTTCTCAATCTTAAATTTTTACCGTAACCAGAATACTTTTGTAAAATTTTCTTCATTTCATAATGTGTCAAATTATATACTTCGGTACTCCAACTACCTATCCACACTGGTTTTTTATATTCAGAACAACCAGAAC